TGATAAAGTAGATGTAAAACCACCCGAAGAAAGTATGGAATCTATCTCTCTATTTGACTCCCAAGAAGAACTTGGCAGATATGTGCAGTTAGGATTCAATAATGACTTCGACTCCCGAATACAGTTCTCTCCTAAAGACCTTGTTATGGTCGGTGGTAAGAGAGGTGCAGGTAAGTCTGTAACTTGTTGTAACATAGCAAGTACAGTTTATAACAAAGGTAAGTCTGCTTTATACTTTACTATAGAAATGGATAGTAGGTCAATACTACAAAGAATATGTTCCATTTCTACACAAGTTCCTTTCAATAATTTAAGGAACAGACAACTAAGTCCTGACCAGTGGAAAACTGTAGCAGGCTGGTGGGCGAATCGTTTTGAGGGTGGTCATGAACTACTACCTAACTTTTATAGTACAGGCGACTTCGATACCTTCCACAAAGATTTAACCAAGCTAGACCTAGACAAAGGTCAACAGATTGATGTTATATACGACCCTAACCTAACTCTAGGCAAAATACAAAGTGAACTAGATAAGAAAGTAAACCAGCTAGACATAGGTGTAGTAGTCGTGGATTATATTAACCAAGTCAAAAGACACAATGCACCTAGCCGTTCAGGTCAATATGAATGGACAGAACAAATAGAAGTAAGTAAGAAACTGAAGACTTATGCCCAAGAGTATAATACTATGTTCTTTGCCCCGTACCAAACTGATGCGACAGGCGAAGCTAGATTTGCAAAGGGTATACTAGATGCTGCAGATGCAGCCTTCAACTTAGAGACATGGGAGAAAGGTTCAGAAGTAGTAACCTTCTTCAATACTAAAATGCGTAACAATGAAATGCTAGACTTTACTAGTGTTGTTAATTGGAACACACTTACAATCGGACCTCAGTCTGGTATGAATCCTAAAGAAAGAGAAGCTATGGAAAGTTCAATGAAAACAGGCGAGGACATGTACGACGACTAATGATATTATATACAGAAGCACAACTACAACACGCGTACATAGAATTCGTCCGAGATTTTTATAAACAATCATGGGTACTAGTACCTACAATAGAAGAGTTCAGACTTATATACGAAGAAGAAATGAGGTGTAAGCATGAAGAAAATCTATGAAACATTTTGGGTACACTTCTGTGAAGTGGAACAAAGGGTTGTTTATATTATGATAGGCAGTAAATGTAGGTCGTGCGGAGAAGAAGCAGATGGGTAAAATTAGACAATGGCTAGTAATAATACTAGATAAATGGTTAGAGAAATCTTTCCAACACACAGCAGATAAAATGTCGAGGAGAAACAAATGACAGTAGAAGAACTATTAATAGAAAGAAAGATAGAGTTCAAGCAATCTCCTGCAGACTACATTGTAAAATGTTTAAACCCTGAGCATGACGACTCAAACCCTAGTATGAGAATTGATAGAATCACAGGAATATATAATTGTTTTGCCTGTGGTTTCAAAGGTAATCTGTTCAATCATTTTCATGCCCCTCAAAATGCATTAGATATGCGTAGAGAAAACTTTAAAAGAAAAACACAACAAAAGAGGTCATCTTCTATAGGATTACAATATCCTAAAGGTGCAATGCCATACTCAGGTAACTGGCGTGAGATTAGTCCCGAGACTTATAAAAAGTTCGAGTGCTTTATACATCACGACAAACCGTTTACAGGCAGAGTCTCTTTTCCAATTAAGGACTTGACAGGAAAAATTGTAGCGTTTAACTGCAGGGCTCAATCCCCTACAGATATTCCAAAATACATAGTCCACCCTCCCAAGGCAGTATTGCCCTTATTTCCTGCTCAAGTCCACCCTATTAAAGGTAGAGTAATATTAGTAGAAGGTATCTTTGATGTACTAAATCTACATGATAAAGGACTCCCCAATACTGTATGTTGTTTCGGTACAAGAAACATATCAGTAGAAAAACTATCACTACTAAAGATGATGGGAGTAGAGGGTGTCGACATTTTATTCGACCCAGACACAGCAGGACAAGAAGCAGTTACAGAAGTAGAGAATATGTGTCTTGCCGCAGAATTAACATTCAAAAACATCAAGCTACCAGTAGCGTTGGGAGACGCAGGAGCTTTACCACTAAATCAAGTAATAAAACTAAAGGAACAATTATATGGCTAAAGTAGCAATTATAGAAACAAAAGCAAGTAGGAATAACTACCAAAGACTGTTTGAAGACTCATTTGAGTTTGACCAGTTTCAGTTATGCTCAGACCCTACAATAAAGAAAGTACTAAAACGAGATGTAGATATAGTAATAGATACAGATAAATATGACTGGTTAATTCTAGTAGGTTCTGAATGTCTAAAATATTTTACCAAACTTAATTCTGTAACAGAGTATAGTGGTAGAGTAGTAGAAGATAAGTTCATACCAGTAATAAACCCAGCTATGTTAGCGTTTAAACCTGAAGCCCAGAGAACATGGGACGACTCCAAAGATAATATTATTAAGTATATAAAAGGAGAACTAAAGAATGTAACTCTCGGTACTGATAAAGCGTATGGAATACAAGATAGTCAAGAACTCTATGTATTTCTTGATAATGCTTTAAATTCTGACCATGACTTCATAGCACTAGATTCAGAGACAACAGCATTGTATAACAGAAATGGACACATACTAGGCATGAGCATATCTTATGAGCCTAATCATGGTGCATACATAGATACAGAGTGTGTAGATGAGAAAGCAGAAAAACTTTTACAACAACTATTCGATAAGAAAAGAGTAGTATTTCACAATGCTAAGTTTGATTTACATTTCTTTGAGTATCATTTTAACTTTAAGTTCCCAAGATTTGAAGATACTATGTTACTACATTATATGTTAGATGAAAACCCAGGCACACATGGTTTGAAACAACTTTCCCTAAAGTATACACCTTATGGAGACTATGAGAAACCTATGTACGACTGGATGGATGACTATAGAAAAAGACATGGTATGTTGAAAGGTGATTTCTCTTGGGACTTAATTCCTTTTGATGTAATGAAACACTATGCAGCCTTAGATGCTGTGTGTACTTTCTTACTATTCCAAAAATTTGAGACACCTTTACTGAAGAATGATAGACTGTATGGAGTATACAAAGACATTCTTATACCTGGCACTAGATTCTTAGTAGATATAGAAGATAATGGTGTGCCATTTGACAAAGGTAGACTAGAAAAGTCATCAGTACTAATGCAAGATAATATTGATGAAGCAGTAGCAGAACTATATACTTATGAAGCTGTAAAACAGTTTGAGATTAATCAAGGCAAAGCCTTTAATCCAAACAGCACAGTACAGCTTAGAGCTTTACTCTTTGATTACTTAGGACTGAAACCAACAGGTAAGAAAACAGGAACAGGAGCTGACTCTACTGATGCTGAAGTATTAACTACACTAGCAGAGCAACACCCAGTACCAAAACTAATCTTAGAGATTAGACAGAAAGTAAAGATTAAATCTACCTACTTGGATAAAATTTATCCACAGCTAGATAGAGATGACAGATTAAGAACAGGATTTAATTTGCATGGCACTACCTCAGGAAGACTATCTTCTAGTGGTAAAATGAATATGCAACAGATACCTAGAGACAATCCTATTGTCAAAGGGTGTATAAAAGCCAGACCAGGCTATAAAATCGTAGCAATGGATTTAACAACAGCTGAGGTTTATTGCGCAGCAGTACTTGCTAATGATAAAAACTTGATGAAAGTTTTTCAAGACGGAGGTAACTTCCATAGTAACATTGCTAAGATAGTGTTCGACCTCCCAGGCGATGTCGATGACATTGCAGAACACTACTCTGTGGAAAGGCAAATGGCTAAGGCAGTTACTTTCGGTATAATGTATGGAGCAGGCCCGAAAAAGATAAGTGAACAAGTTACTAAAGACTCAGGTAAGTACTTTAGTATGAAAGATGCGTCATCAGTTATTGCTGATTACTTCGAACAGTTCTCAGGTCTTAAGAAGTGGCTTGACGATGGTAAACAATTTATTCAAGACAATGGATTTATGTACTCTTTCTTTGGAAGAAAAAGAAGATTACCTAATGTGTTTTCTTCGGATAAAGGCATAGCTTCACATGAGGTAAGGTCTGGTATTAATTTCTTAGTACAGTCTATCGCCTCTGATGTCAATTTACTAGGTGGTATTGAGATGAATGATTATATCAAAAAGACTGGTATGAAAGCAAAGATATTTGCACTTGTTCATGACTCCATTCTAGCAGAAGTGCCAGACTGTGAGATAAACAGATACTCCCAAGAGTTACAGAACTTCATACAAAAAGATAGAGGACTTTCTATCCCAGGCACTCCAATTGGTTGCGACTTCGATATAGGCGAAGACTACTCATTTGGTAAGTTTGAGAAGAAGTATGAAACTCTCTGATATACAGTTCCCCGTCTATGTAGTACACACAGATGATGTCGTCTCTCGGGACGGCATACTCTGGTGTGAAGGACAAGTAATAGACGACAAGAATGTAAGTGGGGAAACTATTGGTAAAAGAAGATTATCAACGCCCTACAAAAATTTATACAGTTTAAGAATTATGCTAGAGGATTATCTTTCTATGTTTAAGCATGGAGGAAAGAACTATGTAGACTCTAGTGGTAAGTTTTTCAGATACGAAAAGAGTATGAAAGCTAACCTAATTTATAAAAAGATAAGACGAGTAGAAAAGAAAGATGTACTAACACTAGTCTGGGTAGACAGTGTACCCTTTCCTTTCGAGGTAAAGAGACCACCGCAGTTACAATTTAAGTATGCAGGTATTCTTTACATTAATAAACAACCCTCGTATTTGTACAACTTTAGTACAGATATGAAAAAAACAACATGGAGAAAAATATGAAAAAATTATTATTTTGGATTATAGATTGCTGGAGAGTCGTTATGGATAATCGATTCAACCCGCTAAGACACATACCTGATGCATCAATACAAGCGTACTTTACACTTGTGCTATTTACTATGTGGTCAATATTCTTCGGATTTATAGCTACTTATTATATGGGCTGGTATGGTTACGACATAGTAACTTCTATCATTGTTCACTTAGTAGTTGTAATACCAATTATATTTACTAACATTGTATTTCACGAAGCTGAAAGAGATGGACGCAACTGGTATACAGAACATAGACAAGAGCAGTGGAAGAAGAAATTATTTCCACGAGGCAAAGCTAATGTAATTAAATGGGATATAGATAACGAAGCATGAAGATAGTAATAGAAATAGATACGGATAACGACCAGGATATAAGAACTATCGAAGAGCTTATCGCACTATTAAGAAAGAATGAAAGCAGTTCTAAGTAACAGAATATTCATGGAAGTTACTACTGCTTATCAGTCGAAACTTGATGAAGAACTAACATATGCAATACCTGCAAGGAATCCTATGGACCCGCCTTTCATAATAAAGAATATGGCAGTAGTTAGAAGAGGTTTAGTTACTATACCTATCGGAAGAATGGATTTGATACCAGAGGACTACGAGATAGTTGATAAACGAACAACCATGCCAGTAGACCCTCTTGACTTTAAGTTTACTTTACGACCTTCGCAACAAGAAGTATATGACTCACTAGACGACAGCGCTATAATAAACGCTTGGGTCAGTTGGGGAAAGACTTTTACTGCGTTAGCAATCGCAGGTAAGCTGCAACAGAAAACACTTGTTGTTACTCATACACTTTCACTGCGAGCGCAGTGGGAAAAAGAGTGCGAAAAAGTATTCGGGGTCAAGGCGGGTGTGATTGGTAGTGGAAAGTTTGAAATAGATGCTCCAATCGTAATCGGGAATGTACAAACTTTGTACCGACGACAGAAGGATATACACAATGTTTTCGGGACTATCATACTCGATGAAATGCATCACGTCTCTTCGCCGACCTTTACACGAATTGTCGACTCAAATCGTGCGAGATATAAGATAGGACTTACTGGAACTATGGAACGTAAGGACGGACGTCATGTGGTATTTAGAGATTACTTCTCGAATACAGTATATAAACCACCAAAAGAAAACTACCTCAAACCTCATGTAAAAGTAGTAAAAACAGGAATAAGATTCATGGACGGAGCGCATACACCATGGGCAGAGCGAGTGAATCAACTTGCCTATGACTACGAGTATCAGAACATGGTAGCACTTATGGCAGCCAAGTATGCCGCGATTGGACACAAGGTTCTTGTAGTCAGCGATAGAGTTGACTTTCTAAAGCGTTGTGCTAAGATGGTAGGCAGTAATGCAATCTGTGTAACAGGGGATGTTCCACACGAGAAAAGAGCTGAACTTATTAAAGATATATTTACAGAAAAGAAAGACATATTGTTCGGAACACAAAGTATATTTTCGGAAGGCATATCCCTAGACTGTCTTAGTTGCCTAATTTTAGGTACTCCCGTGAATAATGACCCACTACTAACACAGCTTATAGGAAGAATCATAAGAGTATACGAGGGTAAACCTCAACCTGTTATTCTAGATTTGCACCTCGTTGGCAAAACTGCTACGAAGCAAGCTAATGCAAGAATGGGTTACTATATAAAAGAGGGCTATGATGTTTCCGACATATAGCATAGAAAAATATTTCTTGACACGAGTTCATAATTTTGGTATAATATATGATATTGTTTAATTGGGAAAAGATTAAAACAGAGAGCAAATATAAGGTTGGTGATATTCTTACTATCCTTCATATCTTGACGTATAAACTTCCACCAGTAAACAAGAATGACAGAATATATAAATATTGGCAAAAGAGTTTTCATGGACACAGTTTCCTTGTTAACCCTGAATGTTTGTTTATTCAAAGAAGGAGATATTCGGATAGCGAGATTGCCCAGTACGCAGGTATCGCGTCGCTGCGCAACTATTACGAGTATCAAAAAACAAAAGATACTACACTAGACCTCTTACACTTCTCAGGAAAGATAGAGGTTATTAAAAACAATAGATTACTACGAGTAGAGAATGATAGAATACATTTTCTGTTTGAAGAAATCACTAAAGGAGAAATGACATGGCATTGAGTTTTAATCAAGCTAAGGGCGAAGCCCAAAAAAATAAAATCGATAGTTACCAATATGTAGAAGGCGACAATATCGTAAGAATGGTCGGGGATATCTTACCTAGATATGTCTACTGGCTAAAAGGTGAAAACGGAAAAAATTTACCATTCGAATGTCTATCGTTCGATAGAAACACAGAAGCATTTAACAACGTAGAGAAGGATTGGGTTAGAGAATATCACCCAGAGCTTAAATGCGGCTGGAGTTATGCAATTCAGTGTATACACGATGGTAAAGTAAAAGTACTAAACCTAAAGAAAAAACTGCTAGAGCAAATTATGGTTGCAGCAGAAGACCTAGGTGACCCAACAGACCCTGAAACAGGGTGGGACGTTCACTTCAAGAGAGTGAAAACAGGACCAATGGCTTATAACGTTGAGTATCAACTACAAGCATTGAAATGTAAACCAAGACCTTTAACTGAAGCAGAGCAAGAAGCAATGACTGAGCTAAAGTCTATGGACGAAATCTTAACAAGACCAACTCCAGACGCTCAGAAAGAACTTCTAGACAGACTTAGAGAAGGCGCATCTAACTCAGAACCTGATAAAGCAATCAGCGATGAATTCGATATTTCTTAAAAGGATAAGTTCGTAATATGATTCTATTTACTGCAGATTGGCACATAAAATTGGGACAGAAGAATGTACCTTTGGAATGGGCGAAGAATCGTTATCAGATGTTTTTTAATCAAGTATCTGAAATTGAAGAAGATGTTGACCTGCATATCATAGGTGGGGATTTGTTTGACCGAATCCCCACTATGGACGAACTAAGTCTTTACTTTCAGTTTGTAAAGAATGTTAATGTACCTACAGTTATCTTTGATGGTAACCATGAGGCTACTCGTAAAAACAAAACATTTTTTACAAACTTAAAAGAAGTTACAGCAAGTATTAATCCACTAGTAGAAGTAGTGGACGAGACATGGATAGGAGAGTGGGGTGCAGAGGCAAAACCTTTGTGGACTATTCTTCCCTATGCTGACTTGCATAAGAAAAAGAGTATAGAATCTATTGAGTCTCCTATACTATTTACTCATGTTCGTGGAGAGATACCACCTCATGTAGTACCAGAAGTAGACTTGGAAAGATTTGATAAGTTTGACATTGTGTTTGCAGGAGACTTACATGCTCATAGCAATACACAACGCAACATAGTATATCCAGGTAGTCCTATGACGACTAGTTTTCATAGACACCATGTCAAGACAGGATATATACTAATAGATGAGGACTGGTCTTGGACTTGGCATGAGTTCACTCTTCCTCAACTGTTAAGAAGAACAGTAGAAGACCCTGCTGAAATGGTACAAACAGAGTTTGACCATACAATATACGAGATTGAAGGAGATGTCTCAGACCTAAGTAATATTAAGAATAGCGAATTATTAGATAAGAAAGTAGTAAAACGAAAAACAGAAGCTACACTAATACTAGGTAAAGAGATGTCTATAGAAGAAGAATTAAACGAGTACCTAAGCTACATATTAGAGTTAGGAGACGACAAAGTTAAACAAATTTTAGGAGTATTCAGTGATTACGCTAAAGAAGCTGACGTGGAATAACTGTTTTAGTTATGCAGAAGACAACGAGTTACTACTAGACAATAGTAGTGTAACTCAGCTCGTGGGTACTAATGGAGCAGGTAAGAGTTCTATACCATTGATATTAGAAGAAGTATTATTTAATAAGAACTCCAAAGGAATTAAAAAAGCAGACATACCGAACAGGCATGTAAACAATGGTTATGATATATCCATAGACTTTAGTGTAGAAGATGACGAGTACAAAATTGATGTAATTCGTAAAGCTAGTATAAAAGTGAAGTTATATAAGAACGGAACAGATATCTCTAGTCATACTGCTACTAACACTTATAAATCAGTAGAGGAGATACTTGGAATAGACTTCAAGACATTCTCACAGATTGTATACCAAAATACTAATGCTAGTTTACAATTCTTAACTGCCACAGATACTAACAGAAAAAAATTCTTAATAGATTTGTTACAGTTAGATAACTATGTAAAATACTTTGATGTATTCAAGGAGTTGTCTAGAACTTTAAGTTCAGATGTTTCACGAGTGCAAGGCAAAATTGATACAATTAATAAATGGCTCTCAAACAATAATCTCGAGAGTATAGAGTTATTGCCAAAATTAAAAATAGAATTTATAAATGAAGAAGATGAAAAGAATTTGCGTTCTTTACAACTAGAGTTTGAAAATATCTCCGATATTACGAAAAAAATTAATCAAAATAATTTATACAAAAACCAGTTGGAGTCAATAGATTTAGCTAAAGCTAAAGAGATAATAACTACTCATAAAAAAGAAAGCACTTCGTTTTTAAAAGAAAGTTTAG